TTGGTAAGGTTGGTTTCATACAGCAGTTCCTTGATGTATAGAGAATGGTCTTTGCTATACACAGCGACTAGGGAGGTAGGGTCATTAGTAAACCCGAAGTCCATCCCATAGGCTAGGAAGGTGCAGCCCTCCTCAACCTCTCCCTCTTGGAAGGTAAAGACGGTTGCCTTGCTCTGGCCTCGCTCCCCTAAACCATAGATGCGCCAATAGTCCTCATCGGTATCCTTGAGCCTCTCAATCTCTGAGACGATGCTGCGATCCAAAAAGGGGTTATCGACATAGGTGCTTTTGATGAAGGTGACATCGTCACGGGTCAGTAGCTTATCGTATATCCAATGGAAGTCATCGGAGGGGTTGTAGTCTAGGTATATCTTTTCAGTGGTACGCACGAGTAGCTGAAAGAAGTCTTCCCACGTTAGTTCATTCGCCTCATTGCAGAACAGGTAGTTCCTCCTTGCCCCCCTCTTTTTCTGAGGTTGGTCAAGGGAAACAAACTCAATGATGTTTCCGTTAAGCCTGTAGATATGCTCTGACTTGTTATGGTTCTTCTCTGAGTACAGCCCTGCGTTGGTCAGTATCTCTATGAAGTCCCTCATCGCTGTCATCTTTAATGACGGCAGTGACTTCCTTACAATGGTGAATACCTTACCCTGTTCGGATAGGGCTAGTACCATAATGAGTTGCAGGAGTGAGTAGGTCTTGCCAGAACGTGTCCCCCCTTGGTTGACTACAATCTTGGTAGGGGCTTCCCAATTCCTCTCAAATATCTCACTCGTCTTTATTGCTACGCTTGACAATTTCTATCTTGACTTCGTTAATTTCCTCGTCTGTCTCAATCTTATTCTCGACCCTAGCGAGTTTAGGGGTGGTGTACTCTGCCATCTTGTTGATGATGTCTAAGGCCTCTTTGGGGGAGTCCTTAGCCACCTTGTTTAGCCAAGTGGTCATATTCTCTAGGTTATCCTCTACGAGCTTTGTAAAGGCTTCTCTAATTGTATTGGTGGTTTTGTTAACAGAACCCTTTGGTCTGCCGTTAGGGTTTCCACTCTCCCCCTGTTTAAACTTTCCCATCTGTTTAATCCTGTTGTTTACAGGTTAACCTAAAAATCGACAAATCGTTTTAGCAGTTCCTGTTCATCTCTAGCGAGTTGCCCCCTTAGGTGCACTTGTATGAGTACATCTAAGAGGGCTTTGTAGTTGTGCTTGTTTATAAGCATCAGTTCAGTACCTGGTTCTTGGATCATCAGAACTTCAGTAATCGTTTTCGTCTCTCGTACTTTCGTATGAGTCTACCGAGGTTCTCTAGTTGTATGTCTGTCCCCTCGTTAAAGCCTGTGTGGGCTGACGAGGTGACGGTGTTTATTATATCCCATCGTATATCAGTGAGGTATTTCTCTGTGTATCTGATGTGGCGTTTCTTTCGGAGGTATGCTTTAATCTTTCTTTTCATATCTCTTGAGTATTTTCTCTAATGCTTTGCAGCGTAGGTATTCCCTGCGGAGCATATAGAGTACCATTATGGTAACAAGTATTAGGCTAATCATTTTCTATTCCGTTATCGGTTAGGTCTCTATTCATTAGGTGTATCAGGCAGTTGTTCTGGCTCATCTCTTTCTACTTTTTGAATGGCTTTACGTTCAATGATGCGCTCGGCAATTTTGTTGCCGACTCGCTGCATTGCCCGTCTTGCTCTTCGGTTGGGTTTATGGTCATTCATCTCTCTTTGGTGTTAAAGGTTATACGCTTTTATCTCACCTTCAGTTAATGGTCTTACCCACTTTTTATCCGCATACAAGGGCATTGCTTTATATCCGTGTGGCTCTACCACAATCTCATCATTGTCGCAGTTTGCTTGGAATGCATCGTCTCCTACTGATGCTACTATCCATACTAATGTTCCTTCTTTCATCTCTCTTTTGGTGTTAAAGGTTATATGTATGTACGTATAATGTGAAGGGTTACCCTTATTTTGTATGCTTAAACGTACAATTTTACCCTTATTTTGTGACAATTTAAGGTTCATCGTTGTGAGGATTTGCGATTTGCGAATTATCGTGGGTCTATGTCTTCTTCGGTTATTGATATAACAATGTTATTGTACTTGAGGCTCTGGAGTGCTCGTCTGCACTCCCTAGCCTTCTCTATAGTATCAAAGATTGCGTCAAACCTATCTTCTACATATACTCTAAACTTTCTCATAGTTCTCCCTGTATAGTATAGTTGTTCACCTCTTGCTGAATCTCCTCAAGCGTGCGATCCTCGAAGAAGTCGCTGTACTGCTGAAGGGCGTACATCACCTTCTCCTCCCCTTTGTTGTAGAAGTCCTCAGAGACTGAGTACACCCCTACATCACAACTTAGCTTATCAATCACCAAGAACTTAAACTTAGTGTAGTCTACATTGAATAGACGGCAGTAGATATACACCTGTACATCATACGAGTATTTATGCCTCGCTGAGTACACAAAGTTCCTCAGGTCAGAAGATGTCTTGAGGTCAATGATAGTGCCGTCATTCTTTATGATGTCAGCCTTACCTCTAAAGGGATACCCCTCTATGTAGTCAACAGCAGGCTGTTCAAATGAGGCATCTCTTAGAAGTTCTACCGCTTGGGCATTCTTAAATATAGCCTCGGTCATACGCTCTGCTAGGCTGCGCTCCTTGACCGTGTATAGTAAATGGTTAGGGTGTTCTGCTTTCGCATCTTTCCACTTCTTAGCGTTCTTACTAGCCACATCAATAAACGTCATCTCGTCTATCTTGTGGGGTTCTAGTATCATAGTATGGATGAGCCTACCATCCCGTAGGGCTTGGCTGTTAGTCTCCTCCCCGTACTGCATTAGATTGTAGTACGTCCTAGGGCTGTCGAGTAGCTTCTTTAGGTTACTGCTACTAAAAGCAACCTTACCTAGGTAGCCGTAGTAGAAGTCATCATCGTGGGCTTTCTCTACGAGGTAGCTTTGGTCGTGCTCCTCTCCGTTTAGCGTTCTGATTTTCATATCTATTCTATTTGGTTAATCCCATTGCAAGCAAAAAGCGTTGGCCCTTGTCAGGGTCAATGCCTTTTATCAATCTATAAATAAAGGCAGAGGCTCGCTTTGTAGAAGCTACCTCCGCCTTTGTGCTGTCTACCCCTAGGTTAGTGTATAGGGATGCATCTATCCTTAGGAGTTCGTCTATCGTCTCCTTGTCCGTTAAGGCATCCTCGAATACTATCTGTGCCTTGTAAATCGCTTCAGTGTGTTTCATCATTTCTGTAGTTGTATTTGACGTTCTACTATCTCTTCATCATCACATTCGCAAGAAGAACTACTACACTCTCGGCAGCAGTTGCACTGCCAATCGTCATAACTCGTCTCACCACATATCTCACAGGTAGCATCGTGGTACTCTTGATAGCTTGCAAGTTCTCTGTCTAGGTAGTCCATTATACAGGTAGATTAAATAGGTTCTCAATCAACTCGTACAACGCTAACATCCCGATGATCCCGACTATAGCCAGGAGGGATGCAGCACCACCATAAACAATGTTTTCCTTTCGTGTAAATACTCTTTTAGACATAAGCATAAAATTTAGTTATGCTCGAATATACACAAAACAATTAACAATCAAAAACTAATTCTCCTCGTTTATCTTCTTCGCTAGGCTGATAGGTAAGAAGCCCACCTCCTTGACTACCTTTCTTCGGTCAGGGAAATCGGTGGTCTTGGGGAGACCCCCTTTCATTTCCCATTTAATATCCTTTATCTCTCCAAGGTTAAAGGCATAGATACCCTCAGGTGTTGAGTTGATATAGAAAGGTATTGTGCCGTGCAGCTTCGCTCGGTGAATTAAAGCATCGTACTTGTCCTTCTCTATTAAGAGTTTATCGTAGTGAGTCCTGCGGCACTTGAGTTCAATATCCATATTCCACTTCTCGCTGAAGCAGTCGTACCTAGAATACTGCTCACCGCTTTTTTCAAGGTCAGCGATAAAACAAGCCTTAATAATCAGGAAAAGTTTATCCTCGGTCATACTCGGTGTATACCTTTTTCAGGTCATTGATCCAAGATTTCCAAGTCTTAGGGCTACAACTGCAGGGTATGTCAAACTTGTGATTAAATACCCTAGCGTGTATCTCTGCCAGAGGTCGGGTATACTTCTCGTCTACCTTCATACCATCAAACTGAGCATAGAACTCCCCTAGGAACTCGTGCTCGTGCTCTAACAAACATTCGGTATGCTTGTATGGGAAGAGCGCATTGAGTTTCTTCTTGCGCTCGTCACAGCCGCAGTCAACGCCTGTAGCCTCGGCAAACATCTCGACAGCTTTCTTTATACCTGTGGCCTCGGTTATCTTCTCAACCGTGTCCCCCAATCCTTTGCTCTTAGTTGAGGATTTCTTTTTTGTACTCTTGGTACTCTTCGTAGAGGTTTTCTCTGACATAATCTTTCGCTTTATTAAGTGTTGTAAAAATGGTTCTTAAACTGATGGTAGTCTCCTTCTCAATGTCCCTCATCGATAAGTCTGTTGTGTGGTACAACTCGAACATCTTATAGTCAAACCAATGCATCTCTCTGGCCTTGTCAAATATCGTGTCAAGAAAGCGGTCAAGACTTTCCTCATTCTCACGACCTAACTCTTCACTAAACTCATCGTGCTCGTGGTACTCATCCACAAAAACTAGAAGGTCTTTTTTGTCCTGATACTTCCTGACCATATTACGGAGAGTGACCCAAACGAATAGCTTATTGGGTTCATCTCCGTACATAATCCTCTCAGGATCGTCAACGTACTTATTAAGCCTGAGGTACATCTCCTGCACAATGTCCTCGGCATATGCCCCTGCACCAAACTTATAGGCCATCTTAATCCATTCCTTATGGTAGGCAGCAAGTAATTCTAATAGATTCATTCTCCTCTCCCTTTCGTAGCCCAAGTGACTACAATAGCCAAGACCCCAAAGCACAACTGCAAAGAGTGGTACTTGGGGTCTTGAAAGTCTTCATCCATCTCGGAGTTCCAATAGTTAACTCCTACT